ACGGGGCGGGGAAGCTGATCGAGGGGCGACACTTACACATTTCCGACTCGTGGCACCTGACAAGCCCATTTGAGCCTCTAAACTTTGCCGAGTATGAATACCGCATCAAAGAGCAGCCAGAGAGTATCAAGGTTGAGGTGTGGTCGAGAGAAGGGGTGGTAATTGTCAAACAAGGCTTAAGTGTTCAAGAGCGCATGGACTTATTTTCTAGTGGTTGGGTCTTTAAGAAATCCGTAACCATAGAGGTGTAGAGCATGAGTAGAACCAAGCACCATCGAAGCCAGAAGCGTCCTTAACTTAGAAAATAAAACACATAAAACATTATAAAAATAATAAGGAAAGATAAATGCAAGTAACAATTAATGATAAAGTCTATAACGTAGCAGAAATGTCACAAGAAGCACAGGTATTAATTCAGAAATGTATTAATATGGAAACTCAAATTGAAGCTCTTAGTATAGCAAAACAAGCTTACAATAATGCTTTAGTAAAAGTAGTTAATTCTAATAAGCCTGTAGAAAATGATACTGAGAACCCTGAAGATAACAGTGCTAACTCTGAATAATTATGGAGCCACGTTATTTTGTAAAGTTTAGGCAGCCTTGCCCTTGCGGGGAAGGTTCAGATAATACAGGGATCAATAACGATGGTTCCGCTAAGTGCTTTAATTGCTCCAAGTTCTTTATAGACTATGAAGCAAGCACAGAAGGTATAGATATAACACAAAAAGAAGAAAAACCAAAAAGAGAAATACTAAGCTTAGGTCAATTCGATGACATCCCTGAGCGTAAATTAAGTAGAAATACTTGTCAGGCTTATAATGTTAAAGTAATAAAAGGTAATGAAGGTATAGTAAGACATATATATCCTTTATACGATGAAGAAGACAATGAGGTAGCACAGAAGATTAGGAACTGCGCTGATAAAAGCTTTGATATAAGAGGAGACTTTAAAAGAGCGACTCTATTTGGGCAGTCATTATTTAAAGCTGGTTCAGCTCGTTACATTACAGTAACAGAAGGTGAGCTAGATGCTATGGCAGCTTATCAGATGACAGGTTCTAAATACCCTTGTGTCTCCATTAGGAGTGGTAGCTCTGGAGCCTCTAAAGACTTTAAAGCTCAGATGGAATACTTAGAGTCCTTCGACAATGTAGTAATTTGTTTTGACCAAGACAGTGCAGGTAAAGAGGCTGTCAAAAGCGTATGTAAACTACTTACTCCCGGTAAGGTTAAGATAATGTCGATGCCTCTTAAAGATGCTAGTGATATGCTAGTGTCCAATAGATCTGGAGAGTTCCTTCAATGCTTTTGGGATTCTGAAAAGTATATCCCTTCAGGTATTGTTAATGTTAGTAAGAATAAAGATAAGTTTTTAAAGAGTATAAAAGAACTTAAAGAGATATCTTTTATCCCTTACCCTTGGAAAGGTCTTAATATTAAATTAGATGGTATTAATCTAGGTACATTAATTACTTTAACCGCTGGTGCAGGTCTAGGTAAGACTGCTGTTACTAGAGAACTTGAAGAACATTTACTTAACATTACAGATTTTAATGTAGGTATCATGGCTCTTGAAGAGAATGAGACTCAGACTACTTTAGGTCTAATGTCTGTCAAAGCAGGTGTACCTTTATTTAGAAAGCATATATTAGCTGAGTATCCAGAAGCTAAACTCGAACAGTTACATGAGACTACCTTCGGAGGTGATAGAGAAGACAGAGTACATATACATAGTCATCTAGGTATTCAAACTATTGAAGATATCTTTGCTAAGCTTAGATTTTTAATGGTAGGGTGCGATTGTAAAATTGTAATCTTCGACCACCTTCATATGCTAATCGCATCTCATGGGGGATCAGATGAGCGTATAGTTATTGATGAGATTATGGTAAGACTACGTAGTCTTATAGAAGAGACAGGTACAACTCTTATACTAGTAAGCCATCTACGTAGGGCTATGGGTGATAAAGGGCATGAACAAGGTGTTGAGGTATCCTTAAGCCACCTTAGAGGCTCTCAGTCTATTGCTCAGGTATCTGATGTAGTGATAGCACTAGAGCGTAACCAGCAGGCTGAAGATGATAGGGACGCTAACACAACTACTGTTAGAGTACTTAAGTCTAGACATACTGGAGAGACAGGTATAGCTTGTAAGTTATATTTTGATAGGCACTCTGGTAGGCTAGAAGAACTTGGAGAGGAGTTAGAGTTTGACGAATTTAAATAATACTAAATTAAAAGATAATAACGGAGACTTTATAGAGTGTAAAGGTTGTAAATTATTTTTATGGGATTCTAGTCGTGTTAGCTTTTTAGGTACAGAAATATTTCATAGCCTTGAATGTAGGGATTCCTATCTGATTAGATTAGTAGTTGACTTAAATGAAAAGGTAGTAGATTTAGAGGCTGAAGTAAGCTATTTAACAAATAAGGAAGTCCCTTATTTATGAATAAATGGATAGATGTTAACGACCGCTTACCTACTTCAGATAAAGTTATGAAGTATAATGTACGTACTATAGAAGGTAGCTTTCAACCTAAAGAAGGAGAAGGAGTCGTACTAGGTAAACTATATCCTACAGGCTTTAGATTTATTACAGGCGATTGGTTTCATGTAACTCATTGGAGACATTATAGTAATGAAATATAATAAAGATTTCCCAGATTGGATAGACGACGTGTTAAATCTAACTTTCCTAATTGTATTAATTATTATACTAGGCGCAATTTTAATCTTATAAAATAAATAAAAAGAATAATAAATGAAAATACTATTTGATGCTGAAGGGGACGGCTTGTTCCCTACGAGGCTTTGGTGCTTCTCATTAATTGATATCGACACCAGAGAAATTACAGAATATGGCCCTAAAGATATCGAAGCAGGGCTTAAACATTTACAGAAAGCTGATGTGCTTATTGGACACAATATTATAGGTTACGATCTACCTCATATTAAAAGACTTTATGGAGTAGACTTTGAAGGTACTAAGATTATAGATACCTTAGTACTATCTAGACTTAATAATCCTATACAAGAAGGACTACATAGCCTTCAAACTTGGGGCGTTAAGATGGGCTTCCCTAAAGTAGAGCATGAGTGTTGGTCTCAGTATACTAAGGGAATGCAGAATCGCTGCACTATGGATGTAAGGTTAAACCTTAAAGTCTACTTGTATCTTATTAAAAATATGCAACCATTCTCTCAGGACTGTATAGACTTAGAACATGAAGTAGCTTATATTATGAGAGACCAACAAATTTACGGTTGGTTGTTTGATATTAGAGGGGCTGAACAACTATTAGCTAAAGTACAGGATGAACTAGGTACTATTGAAGATAGAGTTCATGAGACCTTTAAACCTAAACAGTTAGTAGACAAAGTAGTAACACCTAAAATAAAGAAAGACGGTAACTTATCTAGGAGCGGCTTAAGACCTGAAGAGTTTGAAGCTGTTGAACTTAGTGGAAATAGGAGTCCTTTTAATCGCTATTACACTCAAGTGTTTAACTTATCTTCTAGATCACAGATAGCCTTATGGCTTCAAGACTTCGGATGGAAGCCTACAGTATTTACTGAGAATAGTAAAGCAGAACATAAGAAAGATAAGTCTAAGTCTCTTAAGCCTAAGATGGATGAAACAGTCCTTGAAGGTATTAAAGGTATACCAGAAGCCGATTTAATTAACGACTTCCTTGGGGTCTCTAAGATTAGAGGGTTTCTTGAAAACTGGTTAGACTCTGTAGAAGAAGATGGTAGGCAACATGGACATGTTAATCCTATGGGAGCTGTTACAGGACGTATGAGTCATAGTAAGCCTAACCTTGCTCAGGTTCCTAGTAAGCGTAAGAAGTTTGGTATGGAATGTAGAGATTTATTTACTGTACCAGAAGGTTATACTTTATTAGGTATGGATGCCCAAGGTTTAGAGTTAAGGATGTTAGCTCATTATATGGATAAACCTTCTTATACACTTACAGCATCTACTGGAGACTCTAAATTAGGTACAGACGCCCATACTGTTAACATGAAAGCAGCAGGTTTAACTGACAGAGATCAAGCTAAGACTATGTACTATGCTCTTATATATGGGGCTGGTGATAAGAAGATGGGTTCTATTGTAGGAGGAGGTATTCAAGATGGTAAGCTCATTAAGTCTAATCTCTTTGGAGAGCTACCAGAGCTTGAAGATCTTATCTATAGAGCACAAGCAGCAGCACAACGAGGTTACATTAGAGGTATTGATGGGCGACTTATTCGTATTAGGGCTGTTTACTCTGCACTTAATACCCTACTACAAGGAGGAGGGGCAGTGATTATGAAGAGGGCTTTAGTTATATTAAAGAGTAAAGCTGATAAAGCTGGTCTAGATTATCACTTTGTAGGTAATGTTCATGATGAGATTCAAAGCGAAGTAGCTGATGAGCACGTAGAGGCTTTCAAACTATTAGCTTTAGAAGCTATGGTAGAAGCTGGAGAGTACTATGATATGAAATGCCCTATGGAAGGTAGTGTAGGTATAGGATCTTCATGGGCTGAGACACACTAAATAAACCTTTGAGAAAACTTATGAGTCATGAGACTTTTGAATTAATATGGTTAGTGGTAGCTATAATGAGTGTACCCTTATCTTATGTATACCTATACTTTTATCCTAAAGATAAACAGATAGCCTCTTGGATATTCATAGGTTGTTGTTTTTTACCTATGACACTTATGGCTCTAACTATGGCGGTTATAGTATGGCCTATTATTTTAGGAGTAACAAAGTTTGGAGAGTATGTATCTATTAAAGGTACGGAAAGACTTAAAAATAAAGGATAGGATTTATGAATCTTAACGTAAGACTATTAAACTTAAAGAAACTATATGGCCCTAAAAGTTCTCTAAAAGTAACAAACAATCAAGACCATGTACGAATGACAGCCTCAGTATATGCAAAGGAGGATCTAGTAGAGTACTCTGTATCTATACCTTATCAAACTAACACAGCCTTTATGGAGAGTCTATTAGACCAAGCCTTTGATAACTGTATGATGAAATTAGGGAATAAACTAGCAATTAATGAGGGATCTTAATGAAAATATTTGATAGTAGTATGGGTAATTGGGGAGATAAAGTAAACTTCGTAGATGAAGAGAATGTTTTTGTAGGTTATGATACTGGCCAAAAGTGCTGTGAACACGCTGATTGGATTATAGCTAATAAGATTGTACCATATAAAGATATGGAGTTTGATTGGGCAACACCTAATACAGAGGGTTATATTTTTGATACTAAATACTTTAACGAAATAGATGAACCTGACTCAGACGTTTCAGTTATAGCTTTTAAACTTATACACCAAGATCAAGTAGATCTTTACCTACATATATTTAACGTTCATAATGGTTATTATTATCATGGCTTTACATTTAAAGATGGTGATAAGGTTATACAAGAGGGTGAATTGTAATGACAGCTATACTACTACATAATCCTAAAGCTATATTCCTTAAGACTCCTGAGACCGAATCAGATAAAGTAATAGCTTTATGGCCTGATAGTAATGAGGACAGAGAGATTTCTATTGAATCTCATATACCTAAAAAATATCCTAATCACTTTAAGTTTGGATTTGTAAGACATCCCTTTGATAGGTTCGTCAGTTGTTATTATACATATGTTAAAGATTTCGATATACTAATGTCTTTCGAGCACTTCATTGATAAGGCCCTATATGAACAGGACTATTATTCTACTTGGTCGCTTACTGTACGCACTCTACCTATGTCTAATGAGTTAAACCTTTTACAACATGCAGACTTCATAGGTAAGTATGAGAACTTTAAAAAGGATATAGAAGCTATATCTGCATATGTAGGCTTGACAAATACATTAGAACATGTTACAGTAACTGTAGACAATAAGACATGGGAGGAAGCTATAGGTACACTTAATGAAGAGTACTATAATAAACTATTAGACTATTATAGAACAGACTTCAATACATACTGTTATCCTATATTAGAATATGAAGTACTTAATAGCCTGTCCGGGGCCTAGCCTTACTAAGGAAGATATAGAATATGGTAAAGGAAAAACAGATAAGCTTATACTTGTTAATGGGGCTAATGCTCTTTATCCTATTAGTGATAGTAATATCACACGGTATAGTTCGGATGCAAAGTGGGTCAGAATGTACAAGCATTATGATAACATCGTGTGTCCCTTTGAAACAGAAGTTACCTCAGAAAGGGTTGACTCCGAGAGAGGAAGAGGTTTTAGTACTACCGTTTTACGCTTAGGACACTGCTCAGGATTTGCAGCAGTAAGCTTAGCACTTTTAAGTGGTGCCAAAGAGATATACTTATTAGGTTATGACATGGGTATTATTGATAATCAAGCCCATTTCTTTGGAGACTATCCAGAGACTCTACACAAAAAGAGTCCATATGAAAAGTTCATAGAAGACTTTGAAGTTTCTAAACAAGACTTGAGTCTCTTTGGTGCCACTATTTTTAACTGTACAATTGGATCAAAACTAATAACATTCCCTATAAGTAATATTAGGGACGTACTATAAACTCATAAATAAAAATAATAATAATGAGAAAAACTTGTAGAAATAAAGGATGTAATAATGTCCTTGAGCCTACAGCCAAGGCAGGCGCTCGTAACGTTTACTGTATACCTTGTGACCGTAAAGGTAATAGGATAAGGATGCGTAACTTAAGAGCTAAACGAACTGCGGCTAAGGTAGGTAAATTATATTATAGACCTAAACATGGTTGTGTATATGTTATATATAATCCAAACTTTAAAGGCTGGTTAAAAGTAGGATGTGCTTTAGATGCAGAAGACAGGCTTAATGCTTTTCAGACTGCTGATCCTTATAGAGGCTTTCAGCTTCTTTACTTTAGAACAGCTTCTAATAAACTAAGATCAGAGACTCAAGTACATGATGAACTAACTAAACTCTATGAACGTAAAGGAGAGTGGTTCTTTGCTAAACCAAATGATGTAATAAAAATAATAGGTGAACTAGAATGGAACTAAGTACTATAGCCGCTATATTTCTAGGGGCTTGTATAATAACAGTTATAGAGTGTGTATTAGTAGATATAGTTATTAAGGCTAAAGCTACTACACCTATGGAATTACTTATGGCTAACCAAGCCGAGGTTGAAAATTGGTTTATAATAGGCTCTATCTGTGTGTGGGTAGCGATAGGTATTGTTATATGGAGTTAATAATTGTATTTTTAGTAGCTCTAAGTATGTCAGCTATACAGTACAAAACTGTACAGGATATAGATTATTTTTTATTAACTGGATACGTTACAGTAATTAGCGCTATTTTAATAGGAGTAAGCAAATGCCTGACCTATCTAGTTTAGTACCTGATATATACAAACTCACAGCTAAACTAAACACAGGAGAAGAAATACTAACTAATCTAGAGGAGCATATTCCTCGGTTTCTTAGTGACATTGAAGAAGCCTTAAGAGGCTGGGCAGTACCTCAAGATAGAAGTAGGCAGGACGGGCTACGTATGTCCAATATAGGTAAGCCTAATCGTCGTTTGTATTTTGATATTAATACAGAAGAAGTACCTTTAGAAGATCCATCACTGCAAATTAAATTCCTATATGGTCATATCATCGAACAGATGGTTATGCTTTTAGTACGCTCTTCAGGACATGAAGTAACTAGAGTACAGGATGAAGTTATTGTAGAGGGTATTAAAGGTCATATGGATAGTGTGATTGATGGAGAAGTAGTAGATGTTAAGACCGCTTCGCCCTTTGGGTTCACTAAGTTTGTGACAGGAGCTATAGTAGAAGACGATCCTTTTGGATATATGGCACAGATAGCGGGCTATGAAGCTAACAACGGTACAAGTAAAGGTGGTAATCTAGTTATTAATAAAGTAACTGGAGAGTTATGTTTATTCATACCTACTCACCTTGATAAGCCTAACATACTTACACGTATTGCTGAAGTTAAAAAGATAAAAGACCTTGACACGCCTCCTCCTTTGTGCTATCCTGATATAGCAGATGGGAAATCAGGCAATACTATCGTTAATAGAAAATGTAATTATTGTCCTCACATCGAAGAATGCCGTAAAGATTCTAATGACGGAATGGGGATACGTAAGTTTAAGTATTCTAACGGTGTTAAATATTTCACCGAGGTTCTTAAAGAGCCTAAAGTAGATGAGATTAAATGAACGGGAAAAAATGTAAAGATCTAAGAAAACAAGCAGACTCTATAGTCCTTGAGTGGGTTAAGAGTCTTCTTAGTGAAGAAGATTGTGATAAGGTTAATATAAATAATCTATATAAGCACCTTCCAGACGAGGATTACTACCATGCAAATAGTAGTAGAAGGCTTAATATAATGAGTCCTCGTTGGGTCTATAAAAAGCTTAAGGGGGGTAAAGCTATTGCCCTATCGTAAACCAAAGAAAGAGAGGAAAAAAGAAGTAGGAGTACCTAAAGGATATGATTCTAAGTTTGAACTATATTTAGATAAGAAAGTATTATCTAATAAATGGTTCTATGTAGCTACTCCTGACCCTGATCCTATTCATTATAGTGTTCCTCATACTTACCACACAGATTTTGTTATGGAAGATGGGGATAATATAATATATTTAGAGGCTAAAGGACGCTTCTGGGACTATCAAGAGTATAATAAATATATATGGGTACGTGAATCCCTCTCAGAGAATGAGGAGCTAGTATTTTTATTTGCTTCACCTCATGCAGCTATGCCTGCTACAAAGAGGCGTAAAGATGGTACTAAGTTCTCTCATGCTGAGTGGGCTACTAAGAATAAATTTAGGTGGTATGACGAATTTAATTTACCAGAGGAGTGGAAACTAAATGACCCTAGAACAGATGGTTAACTTTGAGGAGGTATTTATATTTAGCGGGTGGACATATAAGTCATTTGCTACGTTAGTATTGAAACCTATTGGAGTTAGTAAAAAGGATCGTAAGCAATTGAAGAGGTTTCTAGGTGAGTAAAATACTAGGTACAGTCGCAGAAGTAAAAACTTATAACCTTCGGTGGATAGATACATGTATAAATGTATTAGGAGATAAAGTACCCTTAGATAAATGGCTATTAGCTCTTGAATACGAAAAACAAATAGGAATTCAATTTGAAGATAAAGATAAAATATACGCAAATGCTAAATATCCTATTCATTTTATAGGTTCTTTACCTGAAGACGCCCAAGCAAGAAAGGACGTACCAATCTATACAGGCTTTTTAAAGTATTTTCCTAAAGCCATTGTAGCCGTTACAGAACTAAGCCTTCAAGGTAATAAGCAGCATCATCCTGATAAGCCTTTACATTGGGATAAAAGTAAATCTACTGATGAACTAGATGCGTTAACTAGACATCTATTAGACTCAGGGACTTACGATTCTGATGGAGTTCTTCATGATGTTAAAGTAGCTTGGAGAGCTATGGCAAACTTAGAAAGGAAACTAGATGCGGGTTTGAAGTTTAAACAAGAACTACCTACTGCTTATAACACAGCCTTAAAAGAAGCTACACATGGTACTGGAAAGCCTAAAGTACGCTTTACGTATACTCCAGATAATAAATCATGGCCTAGTCTAGATACATTTTACGACACCAAGGACTTTATTAATAATAGTGATAAGGGGGATTAATTATGAGCTTATTACTTCTATTCGCTGCTCAGTTTGTTAATATATTTCTAAGAGCTTTCCAACAACGTAACGTAGCTCACATGCATTATATACCTATACTTCCAATTAGTACCCTAATGGCCTTGACAGAAGTGTTCGTTATTGGTACAATAGCTATTCAGACTATATCTAACCAGATAGGCTGGGAAGAAGTAGCAGCCTTAGCACTAGGAGGCGGTACAGGATGTATAGTGAGTATGTATTTACATAATAAGGTGTTTAAATAATATGGGTGATATAGCTGATTTTTACTTAGACTCAGCAATGAGCAATGAAGATTTTGATCCTAGAGATGAGGAGTTTGGAGGTTTACCTGCTTTAGGGTCAGGAGCGTGTCCTAAATGTAAAGGTAGCACAACCTTAAGACAAGGCCCTTATGGGGAATTCTATGGCTGTTCTTCATTCCCTAAATGTAATGGTACACGAAAAGTACATGGTTGGTAGTTGATATTAAGGAGTATATATGAAAACGTTAGTAATAGGAGACCTACACGGCCAGAAGAATTTAGCAGAAAAAGCTATAGATACAGGATACCCTGTTATATTTGTAGGGGACTATGTAGATTCTTTTAATAAAGATGCGGTTGCATGTATCGAGACTCTTAAGTTTGTTCTAGAGTCTATAGAGTCTGGGAAGGCTCAAGGACTTTTAGGTAATCATGAGATGAGTTATATAGATGACTCTATGAGATGCTCCGGTTATAATCCCCTAACTCATAATATGATTAGACATTTAGATATTAGTAGCTTAAAGAGTTATATGTATGCTGAGGGATTCTTAATTACTCATGCAGGTATCAGTCAAAACTTATTAAATAGTAATCATATTAATCTAGATGAGTACTTACTTAAAGAAGATTATAATCAGATAGGGAGAAGTCGAGGAGGTTCCTCTTTATGTGGAGGTCTCTATTGGTGTGACTGGTCAGAGTTTGATCCTGTTGAAGGTGTTGATCAGATTGTAGGGCATTCTAGAGGTAAAGATATACGAGAGAAAAGTAATAACTTCTGTATTGATGTACTAGAGGATTCTAATCCTAGAGGTTTGTTAATAGAAGATGGAGTAGCAGAAATTCTAGAGTTATAATAGAAGAGGTTTCTAGAGCCTTAAAGTCCTCGGCAAGTACAGCCTCTCACATCAAGCTATTAGTGCTGAAATGTTATGCTCAAAGTGTTACGGCGGGGCGTTTTATAATAATAATAAGGGAAATAGAAGTGAATAAAAAATCAGTAAGTCCTAAAAAGTCTTACTCAGATACGTTATACCACGCAAGGGATAGAGAGATTATTTTTAATCTTACATATTCAGAATACCTTGAATTATGGTTAGTATCTGGTAAATGGGAATTTAAAGGTACTTCTAAAGGAAGTTATCAGATGTGTAGATATGGGGATACAGGCCCTTATTCTATTAATAACTGTAGAATAGATACTGTAGAAAATAACCAAATGGAAAAGTATACTAAACATGACGGAGGTAATACCCAAGACATACTTGTAGCATATTTAGAAGGTAGTACTCAAAGGACTATTGCAAATGAATTTAACCTAAGCCAGTCAGGAGTATCTAGAATTATTAATGGTAAGAGGAGAGTACATGAGCAACGGATTTAAAATGGATGAATACCAAAAATTTATTCATAAGTCTAGATATGCACGTTATATAGATAAAGAAAAGAGAAGGGAGACTTGGGAAGAGACTGTATCTAGATATATTAACTTCTGGATTAATAGGGGACAACTAAAAGATAAAGAGGCAGGAGAATTATACAAAGCTGTAAGTCATATGGAAATAACACCTTCTATGCGATGTATGATGACCGCAGGAGCCGCCTTAGACAGAGACAATGTAGCAGGCTTTAACTGCTCTTATCTCCCTATAGATAGCCCACGCTCTTTCGATGAACTAATGTACGTACTACTATGTGGTACAGGAGTAGGGTTCTCAGTAGAGCAATCCTATGTAGATAAATTACCAGAAATAGCGGATACATTTCATGACACAGAATCAACAATCGTTGTTAGCGACAGTAAAATTGGATGGGCGTCTAGCTTTAGAGAACTCATCAGTCTCCTCTACGCAGGAAAAGTACCAAAGTGTGATCTTACAAGGATCAGACCGGCTGGAGCGAAGCTTAAGATCTTTGGGGGCAGAGCTTCAGGGCCTGAGCCTCTCTCCGACCTATTTAACTTCACGGTGGATATCTTTAAGAGCGCTGCGGGAAGAAGATTTACAGACCTTGAATGTGCTGATATTGTGTGCAAGATTGCGGACATCGTTGTTGTTGGGGGAGTTAGACGAAGCGCACTCATTAATCTCAGCGACCTTGGAAGCCAAAGAATGCAGAGAGCCAAGTCTGGCCAATGGTGGATCACTAACGGTCACAGGGCTTTAGCTAATAATAGCGCAGTCTATACAGAGAAACCAGATTTTGAAACCTTTATCGGAGAAATGGCGAGTCTATATGAAAGTAAATCAGGAGAGAGAGGAATCTTTTCGAGAGTGGCAGCAAAGAAGATTGCAGGAAAGAACGGTCGCAGGGATTCTAATCACGAGTTTGGTACTAATCCATGCTCTGAAATTATACTCCGACCTTATCAGTTCTGTAACCTCTCCGAAGTGGTTGTACGAGAAGGAGATACACTTGAAAGCCTTAAAGAAAAAGTAAGGCTTGCTACAATACTAGGTACACTACAATCTAGTTTAACGGACTTCAGATATCTACGTAAAATCTGGAAGCGTAACACTGAAGAAGAAGCTCTATTAGGTGTAAGCCTTACAGGGATTATGGATCACAAAGTACTAAGTGGTTCAGAGTATCCTGATGATGGATCTAATTTATCTGGGTGGTTACATCAACTTAAGGAGGTCGCAATTGAAACGAATAAATTATGGGCTGAAAAGCTTGGCGTTAATATTTCTACTGCCATTACTTGTGTTAAGCCTTCTGGCACTGTTAGTCAGTTGGTGGATAGCAGCTCCGGTATTCATCCTCGTTTTGCAGATTATTACATCAGAACCGTCAGAGCCGATAGAAAAGACCCACTTGCTCAAGCTATGGAGTCTTATGGGTTCCCTTGTGAAGAGGATGTTACAAAGCCTACTAACCTTGTATTCAGCTTTCCTATCAAGGCTCCAGAGGGTTCTACAGTAGTAGAGGACTTTAAAGGTATTGATCAACTTAATATCTGGAAAGTCTATCAAGATCATTGGTGTGAGCACAAGCCTTCTATGACTTGTTACTACAATGAGGATAACTTTTTAGATATGGCTCAATGGACTTGGAATAACTTTGACTCTTTAAGCGGGGTATCTTACCTGCCTGAATCAGACCATAACTATAAGCAGGCCCCTTATCAAAAGATAACTGAAGAGGAATATAATAATCTAGTAGCTTCTATGCCTACAGGTTTTGATTGGGACATTGAAGAACTAGAAGATGAAACTACAGGTACACAAGAGTTAGCGTGTGTGTCGGGAGTATGTGAAATATAATGTGGGAATATAAAATAGAGAGCTTTGTAACAGGCTCTATAGACGGTAAGACCTCTGCTATTAACCATCATGGTTTAGAGGGTTGGGAGTTGATCTCAGTAAACGATTTAAAATACTTTGTATTTAAAAGAAAAATAATAAAAACAAAACTAAAGAATAAGGTTTAATAATAATGAAAAGTAAAGATAATAATAATAATAATGTCCCAGATATTTGGGAACCAGTAACTATAACTGATCTACTTAACATGAACTCTCCTACTCCTATGGAGGAAGCTTATAAAAACCTTGAGACACCTAAAAGTACAATGGACTCTTTAGATCTCTCAGGTACTGAAATAAACCCTGAAGATATTGCTAACTTACTTCAAGGCCCTGATACACGCACATTAGATTATGATAAGATTACTACAGTAGAACACTTGAAGACAGTATTTAAAGGCTTAGACTTAGTAGTAGACTATAGGTTCGCTAGTGAAGAGCTTAAAAAGTTTCTTAAGGATAAAGATGAAGCCTAAAGATACAGAGACTAAACCGCCTATTAAGGAGGCTACCTTTGTAGGCTTTAAGCTTATGATAGTAGACGGTCAGATTATGACAGAGATAACTGATGTACCTAATAAACGGATTGCACATCTCTTTAAGCCTTCTGATTGGATACTTCTAAATGCTGCGATCAATGCAGCACGTAGAGGTGTTAACGATACTGTGAAAGGTATCGAGAGAGAGATAGGGAGTTTTTAAATGTTATTTGCTTTTGGGTTCGTATTAAGTATACTATACTTATCTCTTATTTTAACTGAAATTGAAGCGACTAAAAAATCAAAGGAGGATTAAAATGAAAGTAAAAGATTTACTATGTGCATTAAAAGACATACATCCTGATATGCCTGTAGTACTGGAAGCAGATCATGGTCATACTACAATGCATAGTACTCACTGCGGTACTATAAGCGTGGAAGACTCTTCTGGATATTATATGGAACACTGTTACGATGGTGACGGTAGTGAAGTATTCTTAATAGAAGGTTATTAATAACTCCAAGACCCTTTAAGCATATCGGCTTTGTCTAGGTGTAAAAACCTAGCAGAGCCTTTCTGATTCCATCCTATTCTTCTACAGCCTAAAGAGTACGCTATACTAGTTAACTCTATAACATCTACTCCTCTCACCTTTATATCAACTGCTAAGCCCGTAGTATGAGCACCGGGATAGTCTTTCTTTTTCTCTATAGGATGCTCAGGACACCTATAACCACTACTAATAACTATAGGCTTACCAAATGTAAACCTTACAGTATCTAACCACTCCATAAACTCTTGATTCCAAGCAGAGCCTCCACAATGCTGACAGAGCATTTCAGACTCTTTAAAGTATTTAGATTCTTTCATATTATCCATACCTTCGAGCTAATGCCCTAGTTAAATTTGAACCTTTATTCACTTTTATTTCATTAGGGGCTTTATTTATACCTACATTATTAGTACCTTCAGTTAAACCACCTATAGGAGTTTGCACCTGCCCACCATAACGCTTCTGTAACCTAGCTTTGACATAGCCTCCTTTAGCCTTTTGGACTCTAGGATCACTAGACATCCCAGCAGCAGCCAACTTTATCTGCTCAGGATCAAAGACTATATAAGAACGTCCTGATCCTTTCTTACTAGAAGACTCTCCCATATTTTTATAATCTATCCCATCAAATCCGAGTTCCTTAAGATATTCTTTAAAAGATCTATTAACTCTGTAGCTTTCCATCTCATTAGCAAGATAAGCACCAGCATTAGTATATTCTTCCTGTATTGCTCCAGTAGCTTCTTCAAGTGACCCGGTATATATTTTATCCAATCTTTCAATATCTATAGGCCCTACCTCTTTTTCAATAGCCTCTAAGAAGCTATTAGGTTCTCTTTCTGTACCGAAAGCATCAAGATACTTATCTACAGTATCTAAGTCTACACCTTCGTCTAGAAGGCTATCTACTAGGTTATCGTCCTGATCACCCATCAACTTCATATCTATATATTCAAATACCCCGTCCTCTAGATCTTCAGGCACATTAGCATTCTCCCAGAATGTAGGATCAGTATCTAATTGAGCTATTATCTTATCAGTACTTTTAGGCCCTTTAGAATTAATAGCCTTCCTCATATCCGCAATTATAGCTCTAGCATCCCAATCAGAAACGTCATCATTAATTACTAAAGGCTTCTTAATATTAACATAGTATTCTGTTAGAGCTGATTCTGAAGCCGTACCCTTTCTTTCAAACTCTTTTAGTAAAGTAGACTCACTAGCTCTAGGTACTCCACTCTTATCAGCTACTCCTACATGTTTTAATAGTAGACTTTGAGGCTGGTTTCTATCAGACCCTACATGCGTACTTATCTCTCTAGGGTTAAACATAGAGATTAAGAAGTCCCTTGCAGGTTCTTGAGAAGTAGTTGCTCTGAATACAGACTTCTTGACTACAGAGTCCTTTAAGAATTCCTCTGGAGAAACCTTAGTATTTTTAGAGAATACTCTAGATCTAGGGATTGGTTTAATAGCATCCTCTACATCATCAATGAAATCTTTATCAAAACCATACTCATCTATAATAGCTTGGAACTCTGCTTTCTGTTCGTCTTTTAATATGAAGTCGTCAATCGTTTGAAGCACATCAGTTCTTATATCTGTTTTAGATTCTAAGTTATCTAAAGCTGCTCTACTTTGAGGTATAACATTCTTATATACATCTGCGTCGTCTAGTTGTCTCCATGAATCAGAGTACTCTGTATCGGATACTAAGCTCTTTGAAGTATATAGAGAACGGTTATCATCAGCATAGATATTAGATATATCTTCTTTAGTAGCTAAGGCTACCTTAGTACTTACAGGACTCTCTCCTTTAGATTGCTTAATAATATTTTGTACAATCAAATGAGTCTGATCTTTTTGAGGCTCTAACCCATCGCGTTTAATTATATCTTGAGCCTGCTTAGACTCTATAGGTAGTATATCATCGTAGTTACCTGAGTCCTTATTACCTTTTTTCTCTAAGCGAGCTTTAGAGATACTCTTATTAGAATTCATATAAGATACGCGAGTAGGTACTAAGAAGTCATCTTCATTCAAAGCATTAACCGCTAAACTATCCCCCGCTCTTACTATAGCAGCTTCGTCTATAGAGTTCTTAAAATACTTCTGTATTGGAGGTGCCATCTTTTTAACTATACCACCAAGGACATATTGCTGCCTTGTAACCCATCCACCTTCTCTGAATCCCATTCTAGATAAAGGATCTTCTCCTGCGTCTACTGAGTAAGGATGACCTGTTAACTTATTGATACGCTCAGAGGGATCAGAAGGGGCGTTAGGTACTGATACATAACCACCTTCTGCTTTAAGTATTCGTTTATCCTCTTCATCTATATTTCCTTTTTCATCTACTGTATCTAGAGTTTCTAAACTAGTCGCTAACATTTGTCCGTAAGCGTCAAAAATCCCTGATATAGTCTCATTTTCTTTACCCTCTACTTCATCATAATCATGACGTAGATCTGAGAACGTTTTACCAAACAAGTTCATTAGCATAGCATCGCTAGGTTCTTTAGGCATAAAGAGACCAGCCATAATATAAGAGGCCTTGTCTTCTCCTAACTGTTCTTCTAATTGTATATAAGCAGCACCACGCCCTATAAACATAGAGGCAGCATTAAATTGTTCGTATAGATCTTGCTGTAGCCTAAAATCCTCTTTATGACTGCCTATGTACTGCTCTATAATATCTCCACCAGTCTTCTCAAAATTAGGCTGGTAACTTACTAGATCTTGAGACCTTACAACATAACTAGTCGTAGCATTCTTTAGGTTAAATTCAGGATCAACTTTAGTAAACTTAATACCTAAAAGGTTAGTCATTAACTCAGAAGGTATATCCTTAGTCTGATGGCCTCCTGTTCTGTGTACTTTACCTATAGATGCCTCGTATAGTCCTTTAGCACTCATAATAGAACCGGGAGTTACAGAAGCTATAAGGTGGCCTACGGCATCAAAAGCCTGTTCAGATCTATCTTTACCGGGCTCAAAGATACCCTTACCGTTAGCAGTACGTCCTTCTGGATTAGTAGAAGCGTATATTAAGTCTGTCATAGCAGTAGTAATAATACTACCGGATAGGTAAGGGCTTAATACCTTTTCCATACCCCTTAAAGCAGCATCAGTTAAATATTCATCAAGATCTTTACCTTGCTTGTTACCGTCATAGATCTCTTGAGCAATAGCAATGAAAGGTTCTGTAATAGTAGAGTAAGAGTTAAGAAACTGTGTATCATTGGCCCATAGGTCTCCAGTCTCTGAGTCTCTATAGTAGATTCTTTCAGACTCTTTAGACCAAGGAGTCTCAGTAGTCTTATCAGCAGCTCTCTTCTCATCAGGAGACATACCATTAAGCGCGGCAGAACCATAACCTACCCCAGCCCATGTACCTGTAGAGCCTATATAGCCTCCTAGTCTTTTAAGTCCTCTATTACGTATAGTCTCATTACCACTATTAATCTCTTTAGAAGCCTGCTTAATAATATTAACAGATGTTCTTGTGATTTCAGCAGGGAAAGAAAAGAAGTTACCTACTGGTAATTCCTTTAGGGCTTTAATACCTTTAGGTACTCTATCGTAATTAGGGAATGTATTTTTTATTATCTCGGATGCTTCAGCCTCTAGTACCTCTATAGGCGTACCGGGATTAGCAGCCTTTAAAGTCTCTAGTTCATTATGGAACCCATGTATTTTAAAGAAGTCATCCGTAGCCATGTACGTCTGTTCTAGTACTCTATCAGTCTTTTGAACGGCTCCATATCTTTTAGATAGCTCATCTATCTTACCTATAAGAGCATCACCTTGAGCATTAACAGCGGTATCCATAAGCTCTCGGAATTCACCTACATTCACAGATGTATTGATTATACCTAGACCTTGGTACTTTTCATACATAGTATTTAAAGCTTTATCTCCTCCTTCAAGTATTTCATTCTTAAGCATACCTGTAATATGATCCCCTTCTTTAGAAAAAGGAGACATACCATTAGCCACGCCGAACTGAAGCCCGCCTAAATAGTTTCTTAATTGTGTAACATGACTATAAATTGTTTTAGTCTTTTGAGAGAAAGCTTTAGCAGCTAGAAATTTACGCCCTGCTGACTTCATAAACTTCATCATACCGGGATCGTCACCACCTTCTCTTAGGTTCCAGATCTTACCTTCTTTGTTCTTAATAGCAGAGAGCATCTCTGGAGTAGTATAAAGACCATCTAAGGCTGAGTTAGTACCCTCAATCTTAGCACTGAATATCTTATTATCTGGTACGCTCTTAGCATCAAAGATATATTTACCTCGGCCTAGTTTATTCAATGTATCTAGAAATTTATAAGTCTCTGTTACTTGAGACATCTTCTGAACAGACAACATTATCTTTTCACTAGGTTCAGTAACTTCTCCGAGTAGTGCTCTTACTGGATCATCAATATCCTTCTTACCTTGAAATATACCTTTATTAATTCTAGATACAGCATCAAAATAGTTTCTTTCTTCTTGAGTAGTTTCTCCTAAAATATCGCCTACCATAGCCCTACCCATAGCTTCAGATTCTTCTAAAGTTACAGCTCCTGCTTGAGACTTAAAAGCTCTATCAGCAAAGTATCTCTCTGCGTCTCTTCTTACTTTATCATTAGGCTTATAATTAACGTCCTCAAAGAGTCTATAAGATCTTGTAGTATACTTGCCTATATTGTCTGCAATTATCGCTTTGGCTTTAGGGTCTACTACATTAGTTCCTAGTATAGTATTAGAAAGATCGTCGATAAGGTCACGGGCTTCTAAGACTTCAGAAGCTATATCCATATCTAGGTCATGATACTTAGCAAAAGCCTCTACTCTGTCTTCAGGCTTAACTCCATCTAAAAACTTAATCCCTTCATTGAAAGCCGTATTGATATTAGCTATATTTTTCTCTACTAAATCAGTAGGGAGTTTATCCATAGCTATCTTCATGCGAGTAGCAATATGCTGAGCTTTCGTATCTAGTTTTCGTTTAGCAGCTTTAGCACCTTGAAAGGCATCATAGGCTTTAGGTTCTAAGTAACCTCTAGACGTAAAGATCTGTTGTTTAATTTTAGAAATAAATGAAGAGTTCTGGTTGATTATTTGAACAGGAGCTTCTTGCTTAAAAGAACGTTCTTGTTCTGTAAGCATTCTCCACGAACCTGTCTCTCGATCTTTAACGACCATAGGGCCTATAGGTAGCTCGTCTACTTCTTTACCTGAAGGCATAACGGATTTGAGGTAATCATAGACACTACTTGCTTGTAACTTAGTACTCATCTCTGAGAAACTTTTACCCGTTGACCTTTTAATCATACCAAACATTTTAGGAGCTGTTTGGAAAGCCGTCTCGAATGTACCTCCTAATATAGCCCCTTCAATAAGTAATTTAGCCCTCTTCTCAAGGATACTATTATCCTCTTGAGCGCTTAGTGCCTCGAATAAAGGTTCTGCAAGAGAGTCCTGCATAAGAGGACTAACTATATTAAATATATTTTCATCAGAATCTGCATACACTTGGTCTACTACTATACCTGAAGTAACACCAGCAACGAATGAGCCAGATCCTAAAGCTTTTAAGCCTGTAAAAGCAGCACCGCCACCTGTACCGAATCCAGCAGCCATAGGTATTAACTCACCAATAGTTGAAGCCCACGGAGAATCCTCGCCCCTTGCTCTAAAGAACTCGGCAGCCTCTTCTTGCTTATCAGATATAGAGTTTAAGTAGTCCGAGATTTTATTCTCACCAGCTACTATTTCACCTGTATCAGCCACAGCCTCAAGAAGATTACCTCCTAAATCTGAGAAGCCTACAGCAACTCCTGTAGCAAAGTCCTCAAATGTTCCTGATTGTTGTGCTACTTGAGTTCTAGCTATCTTAGCTTTTAACTCTTCGTCTGTAACGTCTTCGGGAACATCCTTGTACATTTTCCCATCAATGGTCGCAGTACGCGTTTTAACTTCTTCCATTAACCCACCAAGTCGTTATAACTAGTTGCTTGTCGAAACTTTTCTATAGCATCTCTAGTTTCCGTAGTATTATTAATAAACTTTGCGGCCAAATCTTTAAACATCTGAGCCTGTTTATTCGGATCTCTTTCACCCATTATTATAGCTATATCTATTTTAAGCACTTTATCTAACTGTACTTTCATAAGCTCAATATATAGATCGTTCTTGAACTCATCCTTTAAGTTTTCCTTCTTATCTAAGAAAACACCTAAAGTCTTAAAAGCTAATGTCATCTGTTCAGGCTTATCAAAGAAAGCAGGGTTTACTCCTTGCTCATTTAATGTTTGAGCTAAAACTTGTATAGCCTCAGTAGATAGTTGTTCTCTTGCTAAATCTAGAAACCTAGCATTCTTATTAATATCGTTTAAGAAATCCTGTGAGGCTGTACCATCAGGAGCGTAATTACCTAGATTTTCTTTAGTTACTTCAGACTTTCCTTTATGAGTACCATCTGTATTAAGTCTTTGTTCTTTTGTAATAGCTAATAAAGTACCATCAGCCATTTGCTGTGTAGTTGTAGTAAAGGTAGATTCAGGAGGCTTGGTATCATATACTTTCTCTACTAGATCAGCAGTAGCTGACCAGTTAAGACTTTTATCATAAGAAGACTTAAACAAATCTAAAGCTTTTCCGGGGAGTTCTCCAGAGATTCTAAGGTTCTCTATAGCTTCATTATCAACTTCTTGCTGGCTCTTACCTCCAAATAGATCTGTCATCTTATCAGCTATCCAACCGCCTACATTTTTAGGTCTAGTGTTTGATAAGTCTATTCTGCTCTGGAAGTCTTCAGGATCTATAACCTTTTGAGCTGCTTGTTCTGCTTTAGTAAATAGTGAGGCTTGTTCTGCTCCTAGCTTAGTAGCCTGAACACGCGCAGCAGCGGCCATAGTGTTCTTACCAGAAGGGGATAGAGTAGCTAAATCAACCCCCTCCATACGCCGAGCTAATATCCTTTCATAATTACTATCTGCAAAGAACGTATCCATTCCTTTTCTTGAAAGCTCTATAGCGTCTCTAGTCTGTTTAACATAGAGTTTGTTATCATAGTCAGTCTTATTCTTAGCTTTAGACGCCATAATATCAGCGTTCTGATTAAACTGATCAGCTCTTTTAGATAAGATGCGATTACCTATACCTACTCCTAACTGTATAGCTAGTTGAGCAAATACACTCTTATCATCATCTTTACTATCTTCCCTTCGCTTATTAGAGTCTTCAAGAAGTGAAGCCCCTAAAGGGGCTATATCAAATCGTTTAGCCAACTGGCTTCTCCATTAATGATGCTGGTTCTTCTCCACCTTCTACAGGGGATTCAGCAGATTGACTAGGTTTCTCCATAAGACTAGCTACAGAAGAGTTTTCTATCTTCTTTACTATCTCAGGACTAATAGCTGTCTTAGGTATTGTTTTAGACTTCGGAGTCTTCTTAGCGATCTCTTGAGATAAGGCATTAGATTTATCTTCCATGTCTTCTTCATCAGGCTCATTATCTATCTTATAATCTATCCCTGCTCTCTCTGCTAAAGCCATAAGCATATAGGCTGTAGGCTCTACAAGCATTAGCATTAGATCAGGATTCCATTTACCTGCTGAGAACCCTGCTGATAATAGGTTCTGAGTAACGTCCATTATAGTAGCTTCGCTTGCATCAATTAATTGCATTATAGGAACGAAGTTCTCTTCTTCTGTTAACTTAACAAATATTTCCTCTTGAGCCTTTTTAGCACTAGTGAACTTAGGAGCTTGTTCAAAAGCTCGGGGTTGCTCTGGGTCGTGTGTAAGGCTCTCTCCGGGAATAGGACGATCCATAGTGGACATCTCTTTCGCCATAATAGCTTGGTCGTCATTTTGCATTTCCGACATTATATTCTAAGCTTCCCTGTAGGTGATAAGCCTCTTTGTAGTGTGTACTGATAAGCATCAGTAGGCTGGTATTGACTCATTTGCATTCTGTTGAAGGTTGTAGCCCCAAAGTCATAACCACTTCTAGTATAATAGTCTTGAGCCATCTGTATAGAAGCTGGTGAACTATAAGAAGCAACGCCTCTAGCTTTACGATCTTCAATCTCTTCAGGAGTACCTTGTAAGTAGTTATTTAGGGCGTTTTTTCCAGTAGTGAATATAGCATCCCTAGCTTCCTCTCCTAAATTAAACTTAGTACCAAATACCTCTATATCTTGATTAAGGAAATCAAGCACTCCTTTACCTTTAGTTTGGGACTCAGCGTACTCTTTAGCTAAGTCATTAGATATCTCTGTCATAGACTTGAACCTATCTACTGGTTCTATCTTACCAAGAAAATCTTCTCCTGCCATACCTGAAGACTCGAAGTCCTTTACTCCTTTAAGTTTACTAGGCTGTACTGCATCAATCCCCGGAACATCTATATCTACTACATCGCTTACTGTAGCTACAGGCTTAGGGACTAATGAGGCAGCGAACTCTTTATTTGTTAATTTAAAGGGATCTAGGACTTCGGAGAAACCTTTAGCAGTATCTCCCATCCAGCCCTGAAAAGCTTCTGTTAATGTACCCTCAGTAGCGACTTTAAGTCCTACTTTCTCTAGAACTTTTCCCCCTACTTTAGATATAAAGCTTGAGATACCCTCTGTAACACTAGAGAACACATTACCTACAGTGCTTGCAAACTTACCAGCAGTAGATAGTATATTCCCTACTCCCCTAGCAAGAGTACCCATAATACCTGTACCTGTTGCTCCTAATAATCCGCCTGTTAAGGCTCCAAAGCCTTTAGCAAGGAGACCCCCTACTCCGGGCATAATAAACATTAGACCTATTTGGCCTACAATGCCTAGCTTACCTACAACTTTACCTATTTTACCGGCTATTTTTTTAATACCTGAACCGATCTTTTTAAAGACTTTTTTAATACCTTTAAATACTTTAGAAAAGAATCCCAATTTAAATTACCTCATACTTATTCATTATTCAAACATACTCTTAAATGTATTTACTAGCGTATTTGCCGTTGAGTAGTTATTTCTAGAAGCATAGCCTTCATGCGTTAAGGCTGTAGCATATAAATTAGCTACGTTAGCCTGATAGCTTACAAAGTTCTGCTGCTCGAAGGCCGCTTGGTCTCTTACTTCCTGCCACAAACTATCTAATGCAGACTTCTCTAAACCGAAAGCGTTCAAAGCGTTCTGCTGATTAACTGCATTCTGAGTAGCCGTGTCTACTGTGTTTGCTTGACGCCTCCAAGCTATATTAGATTGCTCAATCGCCTGCTTATTAGCAGCGTTCCATTGGTCTCTTTGAAAGTCTTTCTCAGCGTTAAACTGATTCATGCTGTTTTCTTGAGAAGTGTTAAACTGCGCCATAGCATTACGCTGTGAAGTGTTATGCATATTTACTTGAGCAGTAAGACTACCCATAAACTGATTTATCTGGTTCTCTGAGCCTGCGTTAAACTGTTTAGCTGCGTTCGATGCTGCTTGATTACTTAGTAATGTCTGTTGTTTTAACTGAGAATTTATAACTCCTGTCTGCTGCTCATTAGATAGATTAGACATATCCATAGCGAGGAAGTTTTTGGCATTCTCTATTTGTAATCTTGTATTGAAATCGGCTGTAGCTATATCTGCATTAGCTTTAAGAGTAGCGTTCTGTAGAACACCTTGTTGCTCATTAGATAGGTTAGCTAGTGAAGACGTTTCCATCCACTTACTGTTAGATAGTGCTACCTGTTGACTAAGATCTAATTTAGTAAAGTCCATCCTAGCATTAGTAGCGGCATTAGCTATAGCCGCCTGTTGAGCTGTACTAAGATTAGCAACTTTCATTTCGCTAGCTAGTTGAGCGTTAATAGTCCCAACTTGTAACTCTGACTGTAAGTTAGCTAACTCAACCTTAGTAACGGCATCTAGATTCGCTTGATCAGCTTGGCTCATTGATTGAAGGTTAGCTAAGCTAATCTGATTCTTCTCAGACATGTTAGCTATTTCCATCTGATTAGCAAACTGAGCGTTAGCTGATCTTAAGTCTGCAATAGTAGAATACTTTAACTGAGCGTTCTGAGCATTAAGCTGCCCTTCTACTATATTAGCTTGTGAACCTAACTGAGCATCAGTAATAGCTTTTTGCTGAGCATTTTGTAGATTTTGAGCTGCTCTTTCCTTAACAGCTTGAGCGTTCCCTTGAGCAAGAGGAAGAGCACTTTGTACTATAGCAGAGAACAGAGCTGTCTGGCCTACTGTAGAGGCATCCATTCCTCTGGCCATCATCATAGCTTCTACTTGCTGAACAGCAGGAAGAGCCCACGCAGGGGTCTTACCACTCTCTATGCCAGCAAGGAGCGCATCCATCTGAGTAGTAACTAAAGCCTCTAAAGGAAGCTCTTGAAATACTGTAGCTACTTCAACAGAAGCAATATCAATATCTTCTAGATTAGGTAGTCCATCTTCTTCAATCTGGGCTGCAATACCTTGAGCAACATCATCATTAGATATCTGAGCTGCTTTTATTAATTTATCTGCTATGTCCGCTTTAGGTGTAGGGCCACCAAATGAAGCAGCCTCACCAGTAATAGTCTTAGTTAAAGAACCTTCTCCTAAAGCTGCATTGTCTATATGATCTTTAGCAGTCTTAGCGTTCTCTATTTGCTCAGGAGTTAATGTAGCCCCTGTAATAGGGTCTATCCCTATGTCTTGTTGGTTTGCTAGTTCTTTAGATACTTTACCTACTGCGGTAATAACGGCTGGAGTGTCTGATAAGATTTCAGGAGTTATAGTAGCAGAGGTTATAGGTTTAGGTGTCCCTGCATAGAGAGTACCAGTGTTCTTAGCTAGAGGTGTAGGTACTCCAGTAGCTATCTGCTCCGCTTCTCCACTTAATATAAGCGAGTCTAAATCTATAGGAAGCGCAGTCGTCTTAGCACTAAGGCTTGTTTCTCCTTTAGAGATACTCTCCATAGTAACGCCAGTTCTTTTAGCGCGTTCTTCTGAAATAGAATCGAGTGAAGTAGGATCAGAAGGTTCTGTAGAGCCACCTGTAGAGCCACCTGTAGAGCCACCTGTAGATCCACCTGTTCCTACATCAAAATCAAATTCAAAATCCCCTATAGTATCTAAATAGCGATTTGTAGGCATAGGGTCTGCTTTTTCGGAGGGTCGAACGGTAGGTTTACTATTGGACTCAAAATCATATCTCTCATCGTCTTTAGCTCTAGTATCTGAATAACGATTCGTAGGCATAGATGTACTGTCGTTAACTTCTCGCATTACTCTATTATACTCTTAATTTTATTGTTTGTCAAGTTATTATTTACCCATTATAGACTTAACAGTCCCTACAGTCTTACTAGCTAAAGGTACTCCTGCACTTACTGAGAATACAGATATAATCATATATTGGAACCAAGTAGGAGTAGCATCGAGAGCTATGAATCCTGCTAAAACATACCCATCATACCCCGGAACAAAGCACATTATCACTGGAATGCTTAAAAGTATAAGCACATACTCGTCTTTCCAAGTACCTTTAAGTCCTTCAGTCCTTACCATATCTGCTTGAAACTCTGAAGCCTCTGCTTTCTGTACACCCTCTATAGTCTTTTGGTGTCTTAACTCTACTAGTTCATTCTTTCTAGCTCTGTTGTCCTGAAAAGTCTTTAAAGGACTAATAAGGGCATTTATTAAACTCATCCAAGGCATATTATTTCCCTATGCTAAATAGATTATTAAACCAAGCAAGGCCTAAAGTGCCTCCTATAGTTAGGATACCTATTACAACCTTTTTAAAAGCTGAAGCTGCGTACTTATTAAAACCATTTTCTATAATTTCTATAACATCTTCTTTAGTAGCTACTTTTTCATTCAAAATATCTAAACGTTCATGAAAGGCATTTAGTGATGCTTTATTCTCTACAGCTAATTCTCTAGCCCTCTCTACATCTGAACGTAAGGCTACCTGCTCTATTTGTAGTTTATTTATTTGCTCTCGCATAAAATTATCTGTCACGTTTATCCTTGGTTAATACCAATAGTATTTAGAGAGTTTATCGGAACCACTCATTAGAGTCTTCTCCAGTATTCATAAGGCCTGTCATTGAATATCTCAGGGTCGTCCC